TAGTCATTATCGGACCAGGATACTTGTACAGAAATTGTGGCTCCATTCGTTGCTGTACTGGATGTATTCTCGGTAACATGAAGTCCGAATCTGGACATACTCTTTCGATTAGAAGTTCCACTATCCAAACCAGGGGTTCTGATTTCATTATAAATAACGGAACTAGACCCATTAATGATAACATCTTCGGCAGTGGCAGTAAATGGGGATTGTGCTCCTTCTTCCATTTGTCCAAAGAATGCATGACCACCATAATGCCCACTTACGAAGGTTGCTATTTTGCCGCTAGTAGAAGTGGAAGTAAAATATACAGGGAAAGGAGCTTCACCTGACATTCCTGTTCTAAATTCCATCCAATAGGTGGTAGTGAAGCAATAGACAAAAGTTGAATTAAACAATGAGGGAGTTGCCACATCACCTTGGAAGGCTAACCCATAATACATGAATCCAGCTTGTCGGAAAAAGAATCCACGGATGCCAGCAGCGGTGGCTGGATTAGAAGCAGCCGAGAGTCTAGAATTTAAAGCAGAAATAAGAAACGATGGGTTTATATTATCTGACTTAAAATCCTGAATTACCTTAATGGTGTTTTCACCATCATTGTTGTTGGCAATCAGAACAACCGTGTCTTTGTTTGAGGCAATAGAGTTAGGGACTTGGGTGCCAAAAGGTAGTGCAGCGCCAGCGTTACGTGCCAATGGAGTGCCGGGAGCATTGCCAGCATCATAGAAGTATTCCGATCCCTGAATCCCAATAGCCAACAAGTTGTTGTTGACTTTTACGAGGGCTTGCACATCATCCGGGTATAGTTCAGAAGAAATAAAATTACCAGGAGTCCATGCAGTAGGATCGAGTAAGTCACTATTGTAGATATCACCAGTACCAGCTTTAGCTAAGAATAAATAACCATCAATGAAAACAGGAAAAGGTACATGAGGGGACGGAAATTCAGGATCGGTGATCTTCGTTCCAGCCGCATTTGAGGAGAATACATACCCTTCAATCCCATCAACCATGACCAATGTCTTATGATTGGTTCCATCAATGAACTCGGTAAAACGCACTGGAGTTGTAGCGACAGTGGTTAACGTATTTACCTTTGTCCAAGTAACTCGATCAGTAGATGTGTAGACTCCAGTACCATTTACACAGAAATAGTAAGTAGTGCCAGCAGTTTTTTCCCAAACATAACTACCACGATTAACCTCACCAGTGCTTACTGAATAAGCATGAATCGGTTGGCGGGTGATAGCGTGAATTTCATCAGCCTGTGTAATCGGATTCTTATGTTTCAGGGGCAATAGATTAACCATGCCAGCATCTTGGTACAGAGATATTCCTCTCAGGAGAGCCGAGTCAGGTCGTAAATCCATGTCATAAGCGGCAGGGATTTTCTGAGTTGAGTAGGTTGAAACTACCGGAGAAGATGTAAATGCCATTATTGTCTCGCAGGTTCTAAGTAAATACTACCTTCTTCTGTGCCGTATGAAAGAGCTTGGTCTTTCCAATAGATTGCTTCTTTTTGAATCAACGTTCTGTCATTCGGAGGGGTTCCATATTCTGGAGCCAGCGACCATGCCAGATTGTAAATCAAAGCTTGCATCCAATAAGAAGGAAAATCTAGATTATCATTGGCGCTATCCACATCACTAAACGGACGTTGATAATTAAGGGTGATTACAGTAGTGCTATCATTAGGAGTAGGCCACAATTTAATTACACCAGTACCGACTCCATCACTGATAGTAGGTTGATAATACAAAGAAACAGGGATTCCTGACGCTGTATTAGGAAGCAAATTATAGTCATACCGATCAATGAGATTCAAGGGAACAGCAGACTCACCAACTAAAGTACGTGTAGCTTGAAGCACTTTCAACGGAGCAGCAGCGGTACTAATGGTCAACGTAGGGCCAATAGTGTAAGATGCTGTGCCATTGGTAACCGTAAAGTTTGTATTGACGATAGCCCAAACAGGCATCCCATCTGCATGAAAAGCTTTAATAAGAGCATTCAATGCAGAAGCAGCATCATTGGTTTGATCGGTACTAGGAGCAGTTCCTGAAGCCAATACTCCCAATTTGCGTAATGCGCCTGAGATAACTTCTGATCTAGTTAATGTCCAATCATAAGAGTTACTTGTTGCCATTTTAATGATCTCCTAATTCTTTCTCTTTGATCTTCACTGAGAGATGTAGATCATAAATGCGATAAACAAGCCAGACGATAGATAAGACGCCAGTGATTACAGGAATCAAAGAGGTAATAACAGCAAGGATGGTTCCCAGAGAAAGAAAATCAAAGAAGTTTTTTATGTACTCACTCATGATTTTCCTTAATTAGTGGGCCAGGAAACCACAGGCATTTCTGCTAGAACTTGCTCCACAGTAGGAAGTTGCCCAGCACCAGTGGTAGGCCAGTTACCAGCAATTACTGCGTCTTGAATTTCTTGTGCTTTCTCCCAGCAAGCATCTCTGAAACTAACACCGTATTGTCCTTCAGTTGCCCATTTAGGATTGGCACTAGAACTGTATGTGCATAAGCTAATAATACTATCGTATCCATGTGTTTGTGCAGTGGTATCTAACAGAGTTTGAATAGCGGCTGATGCTGCCTGTTGAGTTCTTGTGCTTTGTTCAGCCGCCCATTCGGCATCACGGGCTTCTAGTTCTGCTAGATCAGCAGCAGACAATGGAACCTGAACACCGTTAACAATTTTATTAGTGTAGGTCATTATTGATATCCCCAAATCTGAATCGAACCTGATGTGATATTACCAGTAGACATAATAAATCTAATAGCAGTTATAGCACCCACTGTATTGTATAACCAACCTGCGGTTATCCCGATACTATTAGCAGAAGCACCAGAGGGCCACCAGAGGTTAGAAATAAATGGAACCCTACTGGTTGTGGCGCTGGGATTTTGGATAAAGATGCTCCCATTTACACCCTCTGGTTGTGAAGATGAGATATTAGCAGATGTTAAGCTAATTTTCGAAGTTCCAGCCCCACTATTAGCGGTAGCAGTTCCTGTACTACTTATAAATTGACCAGTATAAACATAATCAGATGATCCAGCTGCCCACGTTGCCCCATTATCTGTAGAGATTGCCAGCCGTAGTTCAGAACTACCACTAGCCGGTACTAATTTAATCAAACGCAATTCATAACGATTATACGAACTAGTCAAACTAGTAGTATCAATCAGGGAAGCAGAAGTTGCCGCTGCAAGGGTAGTAATGAGAGTACCACCTGATACTGTAGGGAGGGCTTGGAAGGTTGGTAGGGCAGCCGGGCCATTGCTCATAAGCACCTGTCCAGATGATCCTACTGTTCCCGATTGTACAGGACCAGTAGCTGTGGTCCCACCAAACATAGGAGCATAAGCCGTTAATGTCTGAACACCTGTACCACCTTGGGCCACCGTGACTGGAGCAGCAGTAGACAGTATCGTACCAGTCGCTGTAGGCAACGTGCTAGTACCTGCTCCAGACACAATAGAAGTAATTGTGGGAGTAGTAATGGTAGGCGACGTTAGTGTTGACGTAGTAATCGTAGCACCACTAATCGAAGGACCAACGATGGTAGGAGTGTTAATCGTCGGAGAAGTTAGTGTTTTATTAGTAAGAGTGGCAACTGCAGAATTCTTAGTTGCATCACTCGTATTATCTACGTTATCTAAATTAACATCTGATTTAGTAAGTACAACATCACCTACGCGAGAATTAACAGAAAGCACACCAAGAGTTATGTCCCCAATGACAGCATTGACAGCATCAGCAATAGTAGCCTTTTTGGTAATTCCATCAGAAGTGGTGACAATCGGGATAACGTCAGTACCTGGAGTAATTCCTGCTTCGACTACTGATGGAAGCTCTGTAATTTTTTTATCAGCCATATATCACCATATTAAGTTATTACCATCTTCTGTTATCAAAGCATCACCACTTTGGGTGGTAATGTTTGAAGTCAAGAAGGTGTATTGTTCAGGACTAGCCCAGGGAATACTAGAATCATCTTTTGGAGGACGAATTAAATCTTGTGGATTTCTTAATTCAAAGTCATCTTCACAAACCATAAGTCCGTCCCAACGTCTTTTTAATTCATCGGACTTATGTGTGAATCCACATACCTGACAAACAGCGTTCCAGGAGCCGGGCTTATAGTAGCGTTTCATTAGTATGCCCTTGTTAATGAATTCATATATCTCTCAGCCATTGCGATCTGCGCTGGAGTGCTGTAGGCACCACGAACGATCAGGCCGTAGAAGCGGCCCTTGAAAAAGAACGATGAGCCTCCTCGACCGAAAAGATAAAGCGGGTAGTTGCCGAAGTTGCCGGCTCCAGCAGTAGTTCCAACAGCGATTGTTTGCGGCGGCACTCCGTTGATCCTGAACAGC